AAGGACAGTAATGCAAGTAATCATGACTATCCTAGAGCATCTGATTTTGCAAGTAATAGATGGTTACCAATATTCAATACAAGTAAGAACTTCTTCTATGTTAATGTTGGTAATATGTTTGGTCCAGCACCAATTTCACATACAACTACACATGCATTTGTGTCTGCTGTTGCTAATGGATTAACTAAAGCAAATTCTTGCATTAAACTTGCAGAAAATGCATTAACATTTACATGTGGTAAGGATAATGGTGCTAGTGAGCATTCATATCCAAGAAGAACTGATCCATCATTCGATGAATGGTTACCATTAAGTAATGTTCTAGCAGATTCATTCGATGTTTATATTGGTAAAGCTAGTGATACATCAACTCATACATTTGTATCTGCTGCAGATAGTAGTCTTCATAGTCAAACTGGTACTATTAATTTGAATGTTGGTATATCAACTGACACAACTACTCATAATTATGTTGCTGCAACTAAGTTAACACCTACTAATGCTGCTTACAATCCAACTACAGGTGTCATGACTATCACTGTCAATGATCACAATATGGCAAATGGTGAGCAAGTTATGATTGATGATGGTGCTATTAAGTTAAGTTGTGCATTTGGTGGTGCATCTGGTGGTGCTGCACAGAAGGATTATCCAAGATCATCTGACCCTGCTAGTGGTAGATGGTTATCTGTTTCTAATGTTTCTACCAATTCATTTGATGTACAGGTATTAGATGTAGTTCCTTCCACAAATACTGATACACATTCATTTGTATCTGCTGTTTCTAATAGTATTACTAGAGGTATCTTAAGAACTGGTGGTAATCACAGTCATACATTTGCTAAGGCAAGAAAGAATGCTGTAATCGCTGGTGGTATCTATAGACATGAGTTTGTTTCTCCTAGTGCTTATACAGTAACTGATGGTGCTTACAATCCAACTACAGGTGTTATGACACTTACAATTCCTAATCATGGATTTGAATCTGGTGATCATATTATGATGGATGATGATTCCATAGTCTTTAATTGTAGTTTTGGTGGTAGTGCAACAGATAAGTCATATCCAAGATCATCTGACCCAATTAGCGGTAAGTATGTACCTATCGGTAATGTAACTACTGATACATTTACTATTCAGGTATTAGATTCTACACCTTCCACTAATACTGATGCTCATACATTTGTATCTGCAACTATTGGTGGTGTTCATAGAGCAGTACTTCATACAGGTGGTGTTTATAATCATACATTTAAGTCTGCTACTATTAATGGAATATACAATCAGGGTCAGTCAATAGAAATTCTACCTGATGCACTTAAGTTTACTTGCGATATGGATGGTGCTGAAACTAATCATCCATATCCTCGTAAGACAGATCCAGCATACAAGTCTGCATTACCTATTACTCATTACACTGCTGATACATTTACAGTAAATGTGGGTAGTACTACTTTTGGTGATAATAGAAATTATACTTCATATACACCTTCCTTTGCTGCATATGATCCTTCTACAGGTGTATTGATATTAACTTTAGAGGGTCATAGTTTAACTTCAGATGATTATGTAACCTTAGATGACAATGCATTGAAATTTACATGTTTAATGGATAATAATCAGACTACTAAGTCTTATCCACGTCCAGGACATGATGTTCGTGCAGCAAGAAAGAAACTTAAGATTCTTGGAACCACGGTCAATACAATAAGTCTTAATGTAGGTGTTGCACAAGCAAACCAAACATTCACACCTTCTGATGCATCTTATGATGCTGAGACTGGTGAGATGACTCTAACAATTGGTCAGCATGGTATGAGAGTTGGAGCAAACGTTACTATTGCAAATGAGAGTTTAAGATTCACATGTGGAATGGATGGTAATGGTTCTAATAAGGATTATCCTCGTGCAACAGATCCATATGGAGATCTTAAGTCTATTCCAATTACTCATGTAGGTCATACACATGGAACAGTAACAAATGCTGTGTATACTCCTGGATCTGGTTTGATGGTTCTAACAGTACCTGCACACGGATACTCTAATGGAGATTATATTCAGATTGCTGATGAATCATTAACTCTAAGATGTTTGCTTGATGGTAATAGTACTGATCACTCATATCCTAGATCTACTGATTATCCTTCAGGAAGATGGTTACCAATCTCAAATAAGACAAATGATACATTCGAGGTTAATGTTGGGATTTCATCTGATACTACAACACATGTATTCCAGAAAGCTGCTACTAAGGGTATTAGAAGACAGAGTGGTGTAATAACAGTCAATGTTGGTAAGTCACCTGTTAAGGGATATGATGTAACTGATGCATCTTTCGTTCCTGGAACTGGACTTCTTACTGTTACTATTGGTAACCATAGTTTAACTGCTGGTACAGCAGTTAGAATTGCTAACAATTCACTTGTATTCCGTTGCGATCAAGATGGACAAGGTTCTGATCACTCTTATCCTCGTGCAAATGGTCAAGGTGGTGCATCTGGTAATGATCCTGCATGGAATACCGCAGTCAATATTACTGGTGTAACTCCGACATCAATTACTCTTGATGTAGGAACTTCAAGTAATACAACAACTCATGTATTCCAGAATGCAAATAATAGGTATTCACCTACTAATGCTTCTTACAATCCAAGTACAGGTGTTATGACATTAACCCTTGCTAACCACGGATTTGTTAATGGTGAGCATGTTAAGATTTCTGATGGTGGATTGAAATTTACTTGTGCTCATGATAATTATGAGACAACTCACGCATATCCACGTTCTACTGACCCTGTAAGTAATAAGTGGATCCCAATTTCTAATGTACAAACTAATACATTTGATATACAGGTATTGGATGTAGTTCCTTCTACAAATATAACAGCACATACTTTCCATTCTGTAGTTTCTAATTGTCTTACTAGATCAGTTATTTCTACTGGTGGTGATTATACACATACCTTTGTAGGTAACCAAGGTTCTAATACTGTTTCATACACTCCACAGGCAACACATACATTTGTATCTTGTGATCCTGGAGCAGTTAAGCACCAATTAACAATACACAATTTTGCACAAACAACTGCAAATGGAATTAAAGTTCTTAATTATAATACATCTGATTGTACTGATGTACAAACAACTATAGAGAACTTAATTAGTATTGTTACAGATACATTAGATTCTGCATTACAGAATCCACCTGTTGATTATCTCGGTAGTCTTGTTAGATATTCACCTCCACATGAATTCCTTGGTGGTAGAATATACTCTTACTATGAAGAAGAGTTCCCAATTAATTGGCATGATGGTACAGAAGATATCATGTTTACTAATCAGATTGGTGCTGCAGGTAAGTACAGATTTATAGATGCTGCTAATTTAGTTCAGTTGAATGCTGGTCCTATTGTTGATAAAGCATCAAACGATATGCTTACTTTATATCCAGACCTTGCTTTGGATATGCCTAGAAACTTTGATGGAAGTGGTGCTGGTACATTACAGTGTAAGACTGACCTAGCATTAATCCTCCAAGAGTTTATTAAAGATCTTAAGGATGGTGGTAACTTCAATACTGTGAATGTTGCTAAGAGATATCTTGGTACTAATGATATTCTACTACACATTCGCTTACAGGCATTCCAATCCGCATATGCTCATGAGCGTCTTGCATACTATATGAAGCAAGCAGTTAATGGTGATCTAACAACAGGTAATACTGATAAGATTATTGTTGGTGCTTGGGGAATTACACAATCTGTTTCTGCATCATTCACACCTACTGGAGCAACTTACGAGCCAACAACAGGTGAGTTAGTGTTAACTATTGGTTCTCATAGTCTGGTTAAAGGTAGAATGATAAGAATTGCAACGAATGGATTAACGTTCCGTTGTCTTGAAGATAGTAATGGTAGTGATCACACATATCCTAGAACTACAGACCCTGTATTTGAAAGTAATATTGAAATTACTGATGTAACAGCTACCACAGTAACTGTTAATGTTGGAATCTCTTCTAACACCACATTACATACATTCCAGTCTGCTGTTACTGATGCGGTAACTGCTCCTGGAGATTGTGCAAACGTTACTACTGCTATTGATAACTTAGTAACTATTGCAAATGATATTATTGCTCCTACAAATGCTGATTTCGCAATTGCTGCTGATAGACTTTACTTTAATAGAGATGGTATTTCATCTGAGATTACTGGTTTAACATCAGCAGAGTTTACTTATATGTTAGATACCTCTCAACAGTTTGCATTCTCTTATCCAGAACCAGGTGGAGAAAGTACATGTCAGAGAGATATTAAATTAATCATTCTTGGTATTATTTCTGACTTACAGACTGGTGGTAATAATAGTACTATTGCTGCAATGGAATACTACTTGTCTTCTGCGATGCAAATCATTAATGTTGAAGATGAACTTCTAGCAACAGTTTATGCTATAGAACAATTAGGATTCTTATGTGAGCATGCTGTTAAAGGTGAGTTAAGAATTAGGGGTGGTTCAGATGTTGATCCTCTTTATGCTTATAAGCATTCATTTGACGATCCATATACTGATAGTGAAACACCTACTGATATGACAGTAGTTGGAACTAGAATTAAAGAATTGGTCAATACCGCAATTAATATTCTCGTTCCAGGTAAGAGACCTATGAGAGGTGCTGCTAAGAATCTCATTTATAATAGAGGATACTATAAGGAGGAAATTACAACTCTAGTTAATGCACAGTTTGGTACTAATACTTGGCTATACAATGATTGGGTTGATAGTATTATTACTAACATGAGTCATGATTTGTTAACTACAGATATCAGTGATTCTTCTATTGCTCACAACATAACTATTGAGAGTGTTGTTGGAAGATTTGAAGTTGGTGAATTAATCACTTCGGATAAGGGATCTGCTAAAGTTTTAGAATATAATTCAGAAACTTGGGATTTAATCATTGGTGAATTTGTAGGAACTCCTTGGACATCTAATACTTCATTAACTGGAACTAAAACTAATGCACAGGCAATTGTTTCTGTAAATGGTGTTGGTAGTAGTTACACTTGGTTTAATTCACCAGGTAATGTAAGGACAATAAATTTCGCTAAAAATATTACATCAAATATTTCTGGTCAGGTTTCTGGTCTTAACTTATTCTCAAATCCAGAATTGTTTGTACCTAATTGGACAGGTACTGGAGTTGGATTTAGTGATAACTTTACAGATGCACCAGACAATACTCGTACTGCAACTAAATTAATTTCTAGTAATGCTGGCGGTGAGCATACTGTTGATAGAATATATGACTTAACTGCATTTGATACATGGGATGATGGTAATATCACATTTGACGATATTACAAATAGTTTTGATGAAGGTGGTTCTGGTTCTGGTGATGATCAGCAATATACATTCTCATGCTTCTTTAAGAAGGCAGAATATGAGCAAGTAAGATTCCATATCATACTTGATGATGGAACTGCTGGAGAACAAAGTGTATTCTTTGATCTTAATATGAATACAGGTAACACAGGTACTCTGTTTATACCTCAAGGTGGTATATCAGGTGATGCTTATGGTGCTGTTCCTTATGGTGGTGGTTGGTATAGAGCATATGTTACAACAACATTCTCCTTTGGATTCACAGAACTTAAGGCTAGAATTAATGTATCAAATGAAAATAATCAGTTATCATATACTGGAGATGGGACTAAGGGTGTTTATGCTTGGGGTACAAAACTTTCTAAGGGTACATTAGATCCATATACTTCTGCTAGTGATGGAATATTCTATGCTGATGGTGAGTTTAATATTAAGAGATATGCATTAGATAGATTGGAAGAATATATCATTGCTGCAATGACTGATGGTCTTACAAGTCCATCTCCTGAGGCTGGATATTTGAAATTCTTCTCTGCTGATGCTGCTGGATACTATGATATTAGATCTGTAAGCAGAGTTGTACGTGAGAATCTTAAATTGCTTAGTGAGCAATTAGCAGTCGATACTTATTATACTACTATTACAGTTAATAATGGAATTACAATTCCTACCTACACATATGGTACTAGAGAATTGCCAGTTGGATTAGGTGGTGGATTAAAACCTTCGGATTACTTATATGGTACTAATAGTGATAGTTACGCTGAATTAGAAACTATTGTTCCTAACAAAGGTGAGATTGTTAAGATCTATCAGAGATTCCGTTTTGATGGTGATGTGGTTGATGGTCCTTGGGTCATGAACGAGACAGTCGCTAAGAATGGTGACGCAACCGTTACTGGTGTTATATACGGAATTCATGAGGATGAGAACTTTAGTTACTTAGATCTTGAAATTACTGGTAATCCTTGGTCTATCACTGATTACGTTGTTGGTTCTACAAATAACACAACAGCACAAATTAGTTTGATAGAGGATCGTATACAAATCATCGATCTTGATGGTGAGTTTGATGCAACAGTACCATTTAAAGGATATACCAGTGGTGGTACTGCTACTCCTACTAACTTCCTTAGAAATGAGGCTGCTATACTTGATAATACTGGTGGTACTTTAACGGTTGATACTGAGACTCTTGTTGGTTCATTTGAAAAAACTTCTGTTGTTTATCCAGAAACTTCTAGACAATTTGTTACTGTAAGTAAATATAATGGTTTAGATATTGGTGTTGGTGACAGAATTGCATCAAATGGATATGTTAGAATTGGTATTTCTATTATTAGTGATCTAAATCAATTTAGTGTTGGTAACAGACTTTATAAAGTTATTGGTGGTGTTGCTGATCAAAATAATTATGCAATTATTACTGAGGTTGATGTAGACAATAACTTCCTTTATATCGCTGATTACCAAGGAGATAATATTACAAATGGTGATCTCGTAGGTGATTATGGTCTTGGTGGTAACTTCCCTGTAGGTTACGCATCAGTAATTACTAGAGTTGAAACTCCTGGTGCTGGTGCTGCATTAGTACAAGACATACGTCCAGATGGTCAGTACAAGAGATTGTATTTAAGTGATATTATAGGAACATTTGATCTTAAGGATTCTGTTATTGGACCTGGAGATTATAGGGCAGCAGTTCAAGCTAAAGTTGATCTTAATGCACGTGTTAAGAGAGCGTTTAAAGGATTTGATGGTGTTCAAGATACATTCAATCTAACGATTGATAATGGTAATAATTATCTCCCAGATCCTGAAGGACATCTTCTTGTATACGTCAATGGTATTCTACAACCTCCAGGTGGTACTAACGCATATACAGCGTTCTCTAACCAGATTCAATTTACTGAACCACCAGAGATAGGTGCATCATTCACAGGATTCTACGTTGGTAAGTTGAGACAGTTGGATGATATATCCTTCGAGTTCGACTCCTTACGTCAGTCATTTAACCTTAAGCGTAATGATGTATTCTACTCACTAACGCTAACAGAAGGTGTCCAGTCTTCCACAATACGTCCAGAAAATAATATCATCGTTTCACTTAACGGTGTTGTTCAAGAACCTGGCGTAGGTTTTGAGATTGTTGGTTCTAGAATAATCTTCTCTGAGATTCCTCGTGTTGGATCAACATTCGTTGCTTTCTCCTACGTTGGTTCTGAGGCAGACGTTGATGCTGCTGAGGTCGTACCACCTATCGAACCTGGTGACTTTATTGACATCCAAGGTGAGACTGCAGACAGAGAAGTTGCTGTTATTGAGTCTTCCAACTCTCTAATTACTTTCGACTATCTTGGTTCTGTATTCGGGCAAAATGCTAAGGCATCTGCAAATCTAACTTCAGGGTTTATCAATGACGTTCAGGTAACATCTGGTGGTTCTGGATATACAACTAGACCAAATGTCAGAATTGACTCTATTTCTGGATTTGATGGAAACATCAGAGCATTGGTTGGAGTTGCTGGTGTTGAAATGAATGCTGCTGGAAGTGGATATAAGAATCCAACAGTTGAAGTTGAAACAACTGTTCCTCTTGATTGGAATGCACCTAATCTTGCAGATTATGGTGAAGAAGAAGTAGATCCCGAAACACCATAAATAACTAAAAATGTAGCGAGTAATGGCCAAACAATCACTAAATCTTGGTACGGTAGCTAATGATAACACAGGGGATACCCTGCGTGGTGGAGGCGACAAGATAAACGATAATTTTAATGAAGTATATTCTGCTATTGGTAATGGTACTAATATAACTGTTGATGTAACTAACCCTGCAGTGGGGCAGGTATTAAGGTACAATGGATCTTTATTCGCTCCATCTGATTATGCTAATTTAACATCATCATTAGATGTTAATGGGAACTCTATAGTTTCTTCTAGTAGTGGAAATATTAATATTGCATGTAATGGTACTGGTAACCTGACACTTGGTGTTGGTGGTATTAATAATACTTTTAGTGGTACGGATGGTGTTATTGATATGCCAACCAAAGTTAAGTATAAGAATGAATTTTCCGCATTAGGTAATGCACCTTCTGCTGCATCTTATGGAGGTTATTTTTTCACTGTTGATGGTGATGATAATCCTTATGTAAATATCAATATTACTACTGGTGGTGTTGGGGATGTTAGAGCAAAGATAGCAACTGAATATTCTAGTATTGATTTATTAGGGGATGTAGATACTACAACTGCAGCTCCTACAAACTTACAAGTTTTAAAGTGGAGTGCATCTGCAAGTAAATGGACTCCTCAAGATGATGAATCTGGTCTTTCATCATTGAACACATGGGCAGTTATTGATGGTGATACTGGATCTACAACAGCAAATGCACAAGCAGATACGTTAACTATTGCTGGTGGAACTAATATAACAACAACAGTTGTTGGTGATACATTAACAGTAGATTTTAGTGGTACTTTAACTACTACCTTATCAGCATTGACTGATACTGATTTGACTGGAGCAGTTCAAGGTGATTCACTATTCTTTAATGGTAGTAATTGGGTTGCTACTAGAAGTCCTATTACATGGTGGGAATTGAATGCCAATGGTGCATCTGATTACACATTTGCTGGACCTGGATTTGCATCTGCTACTGCTGACGCAACTCTTTATGTTATGAGGGGTCAAACATATGCTTTCGACAATACTGTTCAAGCAACTGCACACCCATTTAGAATTCAAAGTACTCAAGGTTTAACTGGAACTCCTTATACCACAGGTCAGACTGGTAGTGGAACTGCTGTTCTTTATTGGACAGTTCCTATGGGTTCACCTAGTACTCTTTATTATCAATGTACACTCCATGCAGCGATGCAAGGAACTATTAATGTAGTTGGTTAGTAAGATATGGCAAGAACTGTTCCTGGATCTGGTGCTGTAATTGAACCTATATTTGACGAAAAATTTGGTGTTCGTGCAATACAAGTAGTTGATGGTGGTATAGGTTATGATGTAACCAATCCTCCACGATTAACTGTTACTGGATGTGGTACTCCAACTCAGGAAGCACTTTTATATCCAATTATAGATGAGTTATCTGGAAGGATAGTTCATGTTAGAGTTTTGGAAAGAGGTCTTGGATATGACCCTCTTAGATTACAGATAATACCTACACAAGACACACCAACTGTTATTCGTTCTTTTGATATTAATAGGATATGGCAGTCGCATCCCAATTCACCCACATCTGGTTTATTCACTACTGATAGTGACAGACTGAGAATACAAAGTGATAATCATCCAAAACCAACACCACTGTTAGCAGAGAGAGCTCCTGGTGGTGGATCTGGTGGTACTCTTGCTCAGTATACACCTTCAGCAATTAACTATAATCCTACTACTGGTTTAATGGAAATGACCATTGGTAGTCATAGTTATACTACAGGTGATAGCATTAAGATTGCAACAGATTCATTAACATTTACTTGTGCCTTAGATGATCATGGTACAGATCATACATATCCTCGTGCTACTGATCCAGTAGCAGGTGTTGCTATACCAATTCTTTCTACAACATCTACAACTATTACAGTACAAGTATTGAGTGTTGCTCCTGCGACTAATACCAGTGCTCATACCTTTAAGACTGCTGCTTTTGGTGCAGTTACTAGTGGTGGATCATTAGTAGATCGTTCATTTGATCAAACTTACATTTATAGGGGTGGTAAAGATGCTCCGAATCCTGATGCTAGAGAAGAGCAACTTAATAAGGCATTAGGTATAATGTCAAATGGAGTTCAACTTCATACTCCAGAATGGGGTCAAGCTGGCAATCCTACTCCTGGATTTTCAATTGATACAATTAAACATTCGCATATTAAAGGTAATACTTCTGATGATGCAGTAATAGAGGGTAATACTTATTATTATCAATCGTCTAGATTAATTAATGAATTTGCTCAAGACAATGGTGTGTTTGATTGGGGTAAGATTAGACCTTTTGTTTGGAATATAAAAACAGAATTTGACAACTTGATGTTTGAGGTTGGTAATGTTGATGAAACTTTAGGTGTAGTTGAAAGAGGTAGAACTATAGATGCTATAGCTACCAGTGCTAAAGCAGAAATTTCTAAGATTGTAAGAAATAATTTAGGGACTATAACTCACATCTATGTTAGAAATATAAATGGGTCTGATGAGTTTGCTGAGAATAATGTTGTTTTGGGATCTACTGGATTTAGTTTTAAAATATTAGAACCACCAACAGCGTTAACTAATGGTATTTTTTATATTGATTTTGGTCCAGATGCTACAGAGTTTGGTCCTTTTGTTGATGGACAATATTATTTTGCACCAGAAAATATTAAGGTACAGAGAAATTATTTAATTATTTGGAATCAGGATGATTCGACTAATCAGCCTTCTGGGCATCATCCTCATGGGCATCCTATGCAGTTTAGTACTACACAGGATGGTTTATTAAATGGTGGTAGTTTATATTATAAGAGTACGGGAATAACAGAAGCACCATCTACAGATTATGAAAATGAGTTTAGACCTCTATTCATAATGAATGGTGATGAGAATAGTAGGATTTATTATTACTGTAAGTATCATAGATATATGTCTGGGTATGAAGGTCATGAAGGATATATGACTTTGGATCTAGAAATAGATGATGATCCTTTACCTAATGATTATTATATTACAAACTATTATCAGAGTGATGCTAATGATCCTGCTACGATAGATTATTCACGACATTCTAATGGTCATTCTAAAATATTAGGAATAGCATTTGATGGATATCCTATTTACGGACCTTATGGATATAATACTAGTAATAATGTTGCTAGAGAAGTTACTGGATTTAGAACTAGGACAAGTGATGAATTAGCTGGTGCTAGACCTGATGTAGTTACTCCAGAAACTATAACTTATGTCATAACAGTTGCTAATGGTGAGTTTAATATTGGTGGTAGTACTGTTCCTTTCTTAAGTTTATGGAGAGGAAAAACATATGTATTCCAACAGAATGATTCTAGTAATGATAATGAACAGTTATTAATATCTACTACTGATGATGGGTGGCATGCTGGTACTCCACCAGATACAACATATCTTTTTGAAGGACCAGGTATTACCTATTGGTTAGAAGGATCTGAAGTAACTTATAGTGCTTATATTAGTGGGTTTAATGCTGCTACTGCAAGAGAGATAAGATTTGAAGTACCTGTAAATTCTCCTCTTGCTTTGTATACCTTTGGTTATACAACTTCTGGTATTGGTATAAGAACAGTTCAAGATGGATATGTAATTGGAGATTTGGTTCAGGATTATATTTGGGATACTAGTGTTGGTACTTTGGATGAACATAATGGTAAATTCGCTGTTACTCCTGAATATCCAAATGGAACCTATGCATATTTCTTAACAGAGAATGGTAGTGGGGTTCCAACTTATCCTTATGCAATTGGACCAACAATGTATGGTACTCCTTTGTTTGAGGGTGATACTGTTCCTACTCAACCAGATACATTCCCAGCTGGTGCAGCAGGAGATATTGTATTGAATACTGATGGTACTGTCAGTTATGTTAAGATGACCAAAAAAGGTGATAACTATTTTGGTTCAGCAACAGCAAGAATATTAGGTGGAGAAGGTCTTGGTGCTACAGGAACACCTACTGTACAGACAATTACAGGTTTATCACTATTACAAGGTGGAAGAGATTATGCCACACCCCCAACACTTATCTTTGAAGGTGGTGGAGGTGGTGGTGCTCAAGGTGCTGCTGAGATTGATACACTTGGTAGAGTTACTGGTATTAGTATTGTTGATGAGGGTGAGTATTATCAAGAACCTCCTTATATCCTTATTAATGGTGGTGGTGGAATTGGTGCTAAGGCTACTGCAAAAGTTGCTCAAGGTGTTATAACAGAGATTAATATAACAGATTCAGGTAGTGGATATGTTGATCAACCTAAAGTAATATTCACAAAATTAGTTAACTTAAAACGTAAATCTAGAGCTAGACAGGCATACAATTCTATTGCTGGTTTCCTTACTGGTCTTGTTAAGAATGTACAAAAGTCTGATACTGAATTATATGTTGATTCTACTGATGCTTTCCCTGGTTCTGGTGAGTTAATACTCAATAAAGAAACTATTGCATATACAGCTAAATCTAAAGGTAAATTCTCTGGTTTAACTAGAGGAGTTAATTTCAATTTTGATCAGAGAATTATCCTTGATGCTGGACAGATTGATGGTGATGGCAATTCAACTTATAAGTTTAATGTTAATGATAGAGTTATTAGAAAAATAGAAAGTGAAGCTAATAAAGTTGCGAAGGTATATGACTGGGATCCAACAACTAGAGAATTGTTAGTAACATTTGAAGTTGATGAATTGGCATTTATTGATGCTGGAATACCATCAACTGAAGATGCTATTGTTCAATTTGATGCTGGTCTTGCAGGATCTGCTCCAGGTGGATTTAATCCACACGTTCTCTTAGATGTAGATTCTACTGAAGGTGCATTTATTGTAGCTTTGACAGAACCAATATCTCAAGTAATAGATAAAGAATTTGAAGATAATGATGAATTGGATGGTGCTGGAGATGGAATTATAGATCTCGTTAACTCAGGAACTGATTATGAAAATCAAATAAGTCTTGATGGTGGTATTCATACTTCATTATATGGTATTGAAGAAACTCAAGGTGGTCAAAATACAACTCTATTCCAAGTTGGTGATCAGGTTAAAGATGGTAGTTTGCCATTTAAGTATGCTACAGTTAGTGATGCAGGTACTTTAACTGATGGTGTTCCACATGCTGCACTTATAATTTTATATCTAGATCCAAATCTCTCTAATGGATTGAGTTTCGGTGTTAACGAAATTGTTACTGGATCTGTTTCTGGTGTTAGAGCAAATGTAGTTTCTTGGGATCCAGTTAATTCTGTACTTATAGTTCAGGATATAACTCCATTTAATACTGGTAATGTTAATGTAGGTATAGGTGGATATTTGTATGAGTTTTCACATGATAGTACTGTAGTTGATTTTGTAATTCAAAGTCCAGGTACTAACTATACAGCAGTTCCAACAGTAACAGTTGAGAATATTGGTGATATACAATGTCAAGCAACTGTTAATTTAACATCTGCTCAAGACCAAGTTGCTTCATGCACCATTACTAATGGTGGTTATGGAATCGTTGCATCAGTTGATAATACATATAACACACATCCAACAGTAACTTTTGTTAATGCTGTAGGAGATTCTACTGGAAATGGAGCAGCAGCTGCAGTAGTTTTGGGTGGAGAAGACATCATGGGTAATAGTGGTGCTACTTACAGACTCAAGAGAATTGAGTATTCTGCACAACTCCGTTCGTAATACACATAAATAAACAAGAGGACAATAGTCACTAGGAAATGGCAGCTCTATTAACTGATCAATTTAGAATATTTTCGGCACAGAAATTCATAAAAGCTCTTGAAGGTCCAGATGCGACTCAAAGTGATGATGCTGCTGGAACTTCTCGTGATCGCATATACTTATTCATTGGAAGACCGCAAAGTTGGGACAATGAAAACTCACCACCGCAAGCAGTAGATTCTTTCGCAGAATTTTCTGGATCATATGATGATATGATCTCTCTGAAAAGAGTTCTTGCTGCTGATACAGTACAGGTTGCTCGTAGGATTGACTGGGTTTCCCCAGAACAAACTACTGGTGGATTAGGTTTTACCTATGACATGTACAGACATGACTATTCTCCTAGTAGAACTGCTGCCTCTGGTGCTACTAAACTATATGACTCTGATTTTTATGTTGTAAATTCTCAGTATCAAGTTTATAAGTGCATCTATAACGGAACATCTCCTAGCGATCCTAACGGAAAACCCTCTACAGTTGAACCTACTGGTACTAGTACCTCTATTGTTACGACTGGTGATGGTTATCGTTGGAAGTATATGTATACTATTCCAGTTGCATCTGTTCTTAAGTTCTTTAGTAATGACTATATGCCAGTCTTTACTAATGACGCAGTGAAAACTAACGCAGTTGAGGGTGAAATTGACACTATTGTTATTACTGCTGCTGGTGCTGGTTACAACAACGGTACTTACGATAACGTCGCCATTAATGGTGATGGAACTGGCGGTAGGGTTAGTATTGTTGTTGATGGTGGTAAGATCAT